AGTACCGTGTACATGACCTAAGCCATTTGTTCTTGTTACTGATGCCATTTTTTTTCTCCTTTTTATCGTTAAATGACACACTTCGCTCCGAAGTGTATATGCAAGTATTTATAAGGTTTTGGTATTAATTGTGTGGTAATATATTATTTACGGCTCTTTTTGGCTCTAGATTGCAGTGCTTTTAACACACTCACATAAGAAGGGCCTGCTTTCACAATATCGTCAATTAATTGTATTGCTGGCAGATATGCCTGCACAATTGAAGAAGGTATTGATTTGCCTGACAGTGCTGAATCTATAAAACGTTTCACTGCCACTAGATTTTTGCCACCCATGATGTATCTGTACAGTGCAAGGTCTCTGCCTTGAGTACTCACATCTGGCACACTCACTTTAGGTTCAGCATCATCCACTCTGCCTGTTTCAAGATTTCTATCTGAGGCTAATTTTTCTAGATGTTCTATGCTGTCTGAACTTCTCAATTTGGCTCTTGCGGCATGAAGCAGTCTTGTCACAAGGTTTTGTTTGTCACGTGTAGACAGTGTGTTGAATTGAAACAAACTTCTTCTGATTGTTTTGTAATCTGTGTTTCTTATGTTGAGTCCTGATTCTATGTTCAAGAACACCTGCATGATACTGGGTGCAATCAATCCTTGTTGCAGTGCTGACAAATATCTATTGAATGCCATTGTGGGGAATCTGCTTTTCTTCCTCATTGCTTTGGCACTGTCTGGATCTTTCAGTTTGTCCAGTGCTTCATCGTCACCTGTCACAAAATACACAAAATTGTACAAATCTGTTGAATACATTCTAAATCTATCATAGTTTGAATGTTTTGTTTCTCTGGAATATTTGGAAGCCAACTGTCTGTATGTGGGATATTGATTTAATAGTTGCATGATCAACAATGTCAAATACAATCTTTCAGCACAATCTGTGAAGGTAAGGATCTTCTGGTCCTTTGAATCACGAGTCATACGTGCTTCAAACAATGAACTTAAAAAGTCCAATTGATTAGTAGTTGCTAGGTTCTGCTTTGTCGATTCCATATGTAGACACAAATAGTTGTACCATGTCATCTGCTTGTAAATATTTTTCAAGTGTTTGACTTTGTTGAAGATCTTTTGTAAACTGTGATTTCACCTGAGGTTTTACTGTGGGTGCAGTTAACAATCTTCTCAACAGTGTGGCTTGCTTAAATGTAACTTTAAATTTTTTGCCATCATCTGTTGTCACTGTGTCCAATGGATTTGGATTGCCTTGACTGTCCAATATTTTCCCCAATTGATTGAATATAGAATCCTGTTTGAATTCTCTATCCATTCCTGAATTTGGATCATCTGCTGGATCTATGTCTTTAAACTCTTTTATAAATTCTTTTGCTTTCATGTTGTTCTCCTTATCTATTTATCGCTCTGTTGGCTTTACTGAAGCCAGAACGTTTCACTAATTTAATATTACCTTCAGGTGAACCCAACACATAGCCTTCACCGCCTGGTTTGCCATTGATTGTTGCTGTGATATCTCCTTGAGCCTGATCCAATTGATTGATGATTGAATCTTTAACTTTCATTATTCCGCCAACCAAAAACCATAGTTTGCTGAATGCTTGTACGTTTGCTTTTACATATTCTTTAATTTTGATTCTTTTGGGTTGACTCACAGCACTTGCCGCCAACCATTTAAGAAAATCATCTCCTAATCTGTTTAATCCTGTGTCCACTTTGCTGTTGGTATAAGTGTACAAAATATTAGGTAAATCTGTTAATTTCATTTCTGCTATTTTATTTTTGTTCAACAGGGTGTCTATTTCTGCTCCACTGTTGTTCACTATTGATTTCAATTGATCTACACCTTTAACTTGAATAGGATCTTTTTTATTCAGTGTTGTGGGTGGTATTGCCAACACACTGCCTTGAATAATATCTAAATCTTTAATGGGTAATATTTTTCCGTCCTCAGACAATGTGTGATGCACAACAACTCCTACGGTGCTGTTGCCAATTTTTTGTCCCATGTCGCTTGTAGAGTCCACAGCATATTCTACCACATTGGGTTTGAATACAAAATTGTTTCCTGCTTTTTTAGGAGTTTGAAAAAATAACATGTCTCCAACAAAATAACCTTGAAAGTTTTCAGGCACTGCTTGTTGCATAACATCAAACACTGAAGCCATTTTAGAAGCATACTGTGCCTGTGCTTTTCTTTTTGTAGGATCTTTTCCTCTGCCCATGATAGCACTTTTTAAATCTGCTGAGTTGGTTGCTCTCCCATCATAACCTTTTGCTACAAAACCTGACTTGTCTGTAAAAATAAATTCACCATTAGGATTTCTTCCAAACACCACAGCAGGTGAACCATCCCATTTGATTGTCAATGACTGTGTGCTTTGACTTAATGATTGTAATTGTTCTATTGCTCTGATGGCTCCTTTAGAACCTTCCCAGAAAATTAAATCTTCTGCGTGTTGTATTCTTGATTCTTTAAGAATCAAATTCTTTTTGTCTACCTGTTTAAATTCTACCAGTCTCATATTTTTATTTTGTTTAATAATGTTCTGTACCAACCAATTGGATCATGTATACTCTCTGGCAACGTTTTGCCCATCTTGGCAAATGAATCTTTTACGTCTGCTACCAACGTATCATAATCTGATCTGTCTTTTATTTTTGCATGAATAGTTTCCACAGTGTTTAAATCATTTGCTGTTGCACCTTTGCCCAACAACAGTTCAGCAATCTTGTTAGGATCTTTTGTGATAGGTTCGTTGGTGTCTCTTGCTAATAGTCCTGCTTTGTGACTCCATTTGTATCCAAGTGGTTTGGCAATTGATGACATCATCACGTGTCTGTCTGCCCCTTTGTATGGTGATCCAGGCTCACCACCTTGAAGACTCCATCTCATCCATTCAGGATCTCCAAACATCAAATCTGATTGAACGTATCCGTTTTTTGCACTGCCTCTGATGGGAGTTTTAAAATGCACACTGATGCCACTTTTCTTTACCCACAGTTTAGGATCTTGTTTGTTTTGTATAGCCCATTGATTCAATTTGTCTGCCAGTTGATCTTTTGAAATCTTATTTTGATCTACTGCAACATCCAAGTCACCAGATGTAGGTGCTTTGCCTGTTGTGCCCAACATGTTAGTTTGTAAATCTAATCCTGTAATTTTTTCTAACCAGGCAAGTGTGGGAGCCACATCTGCTTGATTAATTCGTTGAGTGGCTAATTGTCCATTAGGATCTTTGAATACATTGCCGCCTTCTTTAAGAATCATTTGACTTTTTGCTTTCAATTATCTTTTTTACACCCACTTGAAACTTTTTTGCTTCTCTGTTGCGAATACTGTTTAAAAAACGTCTTTCAAGTTCCTGTGCTTGTTCTTCAGGATAATTTTCACTTATTGTTTGTAGTAAATTCACAGCACTTTCAATGATGTTGGATCCTGTAGTTTCAATAAATGCTTCAGCATCATCAACTCTACCGATGTTTCTCAACTCATCTAATATGCTTCTGGTACGTTTTTTCATAATTTTTTGCCTACTTTTTATTATTTACCGATTAAATCATAATAATAATGTATGTAGCGATAGTATAGCAGTTGTATTTTTGGTTGTCAATCTATAAATTTTTGCCTATAATACATAGATAAATACACACATAATGACACAGTTTTTTACAATGGTTGCAGAATTAGGGCTCCCAATTGCCGCCACAGTGGGCATGGGAGTGTTCATACTGTTCATAATCAAGTACATCTTGAACGGCATAGTGAACTCTATCAAGTTTATTGAAAGTGTGATATCACAGTTGGACAACAGGATTAAAACCATGAACAATGACATATTGAAAATTGATCAGGAAGTATCTGAAAAACTGGGCATTCCAATAGACACAGACAGAGTTGCTAGAGCAGATGGTAAAACAGATGCCCGAAAGGATTAATGGATATTGTTGCTCTGATAAATGATTATGGATTTCCTACTGTTGCTGTGTTCTTTCTAGCATACTTCATCTACTTCCTTTGGAAATTTATTACAACGCAAATCACTCCTAAATTGAATTCAACATCAGCCACATTGATCAAACTGATAGACAGAGTGCGTATGTTGGATAATGATCTTATAAGATTGAGAACCAAAGTAAAAACTTTTAAGAAGAAGTAATAGTATAAACTTTAATAGATTCTGTTTTACCTTTTACAGTGATGCTGTCTATGTATTCAAAACGATACATGGTTTCAATTGTGTGTCTTGTGTCTTCACCAATCACAATAGTTTTTTTCAATGTTTTACTAGAACTTTCTAATCTTGATGCTAGGTTCACTGCATCACCAATCACAGAATAATCAAACCTTTGTTCTGATCCCATGTTGCCTACCAATGCATCACCAGTGTTAATTCCAATTCCTATATTGATTTGAGGCAGTCCTTCTGCTTGTAGTTGTACATTTAATTCTGCCAGTGCTATTGTCATTTGTATTGCACTCTTGACTGCCAACTCTCTGTGCTTTTTGTTTTCAATAGGTGCGTTCCAGAATGCCATGATGCAGTCGCCCATAAACTTGTCTATGGTTCCACCATTTGAGATTATAACATCTGTCATGCGTGTTAAGAATCTGTTGATCAGTTTGGTCAGTCCTTCAGGATTGCCTTTGTACTGTTCGCTGATAGGAGTGAAGCCTCTGATGTCACAGAATAGGAATGTCATGTTTCTTGTTTCACCACCCAGTTTCAACAATGAAGGATCCTTCTGTAGTTTCTTCACCATGCCAGGATCCAAGTAGTGTTCAAACTGTTTCTTGATCTGTTGTCTTAATCTGCTCTGTGTGGCAAAGTTGTTGTACACAGAATGAGACCAAATCAAAAACACAGACAACATGATCCATGATGGGTCTATCAAAAATCCTTTGTTTGCATATGCCATGAATGCTCCGTAAGCCACTCCAGTCTCAACAAACAACAACAATGGCACAGCCAACAACACACTGGTTCTTGGTATCACGATGATCAACAGCAACAACAGAAATGCCATGAACATGATCTCATGTGTGTCTGCTTGTGGTGTACGCAACAAAAATTTTGCTGTCAACAGTGTGTCCAATGCCTGAGCACTTATGTTTTGATCTGTTGTCAATCCGTGTGGTGTGTATTTCAACACACTCAATCCTGCGGCATCTAAACCAACAATGATCACTCTGCCTTTAATTTTGTTTTCGTTGAACTTGCCTGATAGTATGTCTGTGGCTGACATCTGTATGTAATTGTTTGGGTCAGCATAGTTGATGTACATCTCAGCATTGTGATTCACAGGCACGCCTGCCTTCTTGCTGACTAGCACTTCGTCTATGCCATGAGGTTTTGCAATCACTTTAATTCTTTTTGATCCATTCAACAATCTAACATTTTCTAATATCATACTGGGATATATCTTTCCGCCGATTCTTATCAGCATAGGTATCTTTCTGACCACAGCATCAGGTTCAGGTGACGTCACATTGACTCCCATGCCTGTTGCTCCTGCTGACACTTTTGGATATGGAGACACTATGCCTTCAAACTCATACAACCAAGGTTTCACATTGCCTTTTTCAATTACTGGTGTTGCACTGGGTAGATTTGTGTCCGCAGTGTTCTTCACACTCATCATCAGTATTGCTCTCTTGGACTGTTTCAACACCGATGAGAACACCTGATCAGTGTCCAACAATATCTGTTCCAATTGCTTTCGTGTTTCTTCATCCATTGGCATGGAGTTCAAATATTGTTTGCTACCCATTCTGTCTGGCTCTGCGAACAGTATGTTGTAGTTGACCAATATTGCTCCTGCGTCTGATAGCCTAGCATGTAACATTGCCATCACGTGTCTGGGCCATGGCCATTGTCCGTATTTTTCCAGATCCTGTTCCGTGATGTTGACCACGGTGACGGCGTTGCTCACAGTCTTCCTGGGTTGGATCTTTTGAAAATGATCCCATGTCTTGTATCTTAAAATTTTTACTGTGTCGCTGTTGTCGATCCTTATGCCTGTCAGCACCAAGGCAAACACCACAACCATCCAAATGCTAGTGAATATCCTCATCACTATCTCTCCTGTAGGGCCATGCCTATTCCATTGTGGAAAGGTGTCGTCACGTAACTCAATATTGTACGTTCACCTGTTAGTATAAAAATGTGTACCTGCACACCTGGTACAAGTTTGTACTGCATATCTCCATTTACAAATGTCTGCGAATCTAATTCTAGTTCTAGTTCATAGTAACTCATCATGTCAGTTTGCACAGCATCTGGTGATATCGAAACCAGTTTTGCTTCGATAGGTAGATATGTGAATGCTTCACTGCTTGCCAGTTTAATTTTTGCGGATTGTCCTACTTCAACATATCCTCTATCCTTAACCTGTAGTTGTCCTTGAACAATCAATGTTTGATCCAGTGGTACTAACACTGCCAAAGCATCACCTTGTTTAACAACTGATCCTGGATTTTTGTATGTGAGTTCTTGTATTCTGCCATTTATGTTTGCTTTGATATAGTAAGGCTCATATCCAACTCCTGGATTGATTGTGATTATGATATCACCTTTCTTGACCACATCTCCTTGTTTGTGATTTACTTTCACAATTTCTCCTGTAACCATGGTGCCAAGTGTTGTAATATTTTTCTCAGGTACAACCAGTCCATTGGCAACAATGGTTATGTCGACTTTAGAAAATGACATCCACACAAAGAACACAACAAACAAACTTGTCAGTAAGACAAAAAATTTATTGGTTGATGAATTCAAAAATTTCTGCTGTTGCTCTATCACGACTTCTAATTGCCTCCCTTGCTTTGGCGTATTTGTTGGCACCTTGTAGTGCTCTTGCCGCCAGTATGTTTGAACCTATCAATAGTCCCACGTCCAGTGTGCCTGCGATTATCTGTGTGGCACCCACTGACATGATGACCACTGTCAATAATCCTGTCAATATTATTTCTAAATTTGCTGTGCTGTCTTGCATGAGATTTAAATTCAATCTCTGTGTTGTCAACAATATCATAATGACGATGAAGATTGCTGTGATCAATGCCGCGGTCCAATTTATCAACAACAACACAATTAAAAAAGCCAACACGAAAGGCCAATCCAATATGAATCCTGTGATGCTGGAATTTGTGGCTCCTTTGATGATTGCACCTGCCCTCTCCATTTTTTTGAACTGTTCACCTGTGATGCTTGACTCTTTGATTTTTTTTGCGTATGCCTGTAACAGCGGAGTGAATATCTTTATGTTCAACTGTTTGATCATGGCACCTCTGTTCTGTCTAAATGCAAATTCAAACACTAACATCAACACAGCACCAATGGCCAATGATATCAGAGTTGATGTCACTCCTGATGCAAGATACTTGTTTAACACAATAATCACAAACATTGCCGGAGCCAACGCACAGATGGCTATAATCATACTGCTGATCAACAGCATTGTGGCTGTGGTTTTGTCGCGGAATAGGTGTCTTAAGAAACTGTTCATTATGTGTATATTTAACTAAATGGAATTATTTTAAAATGGGATCAACCAAACCCAACACCTTGTGCAACTGGTATCGTGCAATCTGCCAATCAATCTGTGCATTTGCATATGCCACTTCACTCATAAGGTGTGCAGTCTTCATGCCGAACACTGCCATGATGGGAGAATTCCCTGCTTGGAAGTCTGCCAGTGTAAGTTTGTACATTTCTTGATTGATCTCAACTGTTCTTTTCAGTGTGGCAAGATTCTTTTCCACCAACACATAGTTGTTCCATGCATTGTCGAACTGTTCTTGTGTGGTTCTCAACACATCAGCGTGTCTTAATTGTGCGGCTCCCAAACGTGAACGATCTGCGTTGGTCATGTGTTTGTTCTTGAAGTTGAACAACTTCCAAGTCATTGTGATGTCTGCTCTCCACTCTTCTTTTTGTGAATCATGTGTATCATAACCGCCTGCAAGTTCTCCATCTTTTTCTGTGTATGAAAGTTTACCATCCACTCTTGGTTTAAATTCTGCTCTGTCAAAATTTAATTGTTCCTGTGCTATTGTGATGTCCATGCTGGCTATACGCAATGATGTGTTGTTGTTGACTGCTGTGCCTTGTACCGGAATTAATCCTAATGCATCTGCCATAGGTTTAGGCATGCCTGCGATGTTGTGAGGTTTCCATCTCCACACATTTTGAAATCTTTGTACAGCACTGTCCAGTCCCAGTCTACTTGTCATTGAAAGAGTTTGATATGTTCTGTACTGTTGTTCTATCTGCAACTGTTCCAGTTTAGAACCTTCACCTTTTTTGACTTTCTCTATGGTCATTGCCAGTGTCACTTTCGCATTGGCTTCCACTTTTTTGTTTGCTTCGTGTGTGTTGTGTGCTTTCATCAAATTCAACCAAGCATTGATTGCCTCTATCACAACATCTTCTTTTACAAGTTCTAATCTGTAGTGTGCCTGTTGAGCAGTTGCTTTGGCTTTGTCTATCATTGATGTGGTTCTACCTGCGTCCCATATCATTTGAGTGATGGTGATTGATTTTTGTA